ACGAGCTAGAGTTTCCTGAGGAGGTGCTATTTGAGCTTTAAAGTAGGTGATGAGGTTAGGATTCGTCGGTCCTCCGACTATTACGGTGATGATATGTCTAGTAACCCCAGAGATGTTATAGGGGTGGTAGGAAGCGTAGATACTGGTACCTATCACCGGGACAGCCACTCGATTTACGTAAACTGGCCTGGTTGTTCAAACAACTACAGGGGAGAGGACCTAGAGAGACCAGAGAAAATATTATTGGAGATATAGTGAAATGGTTGAGTTTGTTATGATATATAAGAGCGGACACGAGAAGGAGTTTGACGATGTACCTTGCTTTGGTAGCTTGAACGAAGAGCACGACTCTTTCGAGGCTGATGAAGGGGAAGAGATACAAGAGATAGTCTATAACCTAGGGCACGAGCTAGAGAACGATGATCTAATAGAGTTGATGAAGACCCATCCAGTATTGTCCAAGCCTGTAAGGTATGTAGATAAGGGGGGGTATATATCTGTGTCTCCTGATTACCCTGCTGACTTAGTTCTAGGGTGTCTTAGCTTTGCCCGTACCTTATTCACTAATAGACACGGTTTCAAGGTACGTGAACTAATCAGGGTAGGGTTAAAGCCCGTGGTGGCAGCCTTCTTGGTGGACAGCACTACCAACAATGGCAAGCGAATGTTCAGGTACATAGAGGAGAGTCTGGTACAGGACTGGCCACTAAGGGACTTTATAGATTGGCTAGAGAATCCAGTAGATAGGTCTATCGAAGAGATATACTCTACCTCCCTTACGTATACATCTATAAAGACAAGTCTATCCGGTAAGGACTATAACCTGTATGACTACCGTGAATCCAGAGAGGATACACCTAGTCAGGTAATGGAGTTAATAACCTGGGAAAAAGGCAGAGATTTTATTTACAACACAGAGGGGAAAGAACTATGTTAGATATACCATTAGTAGGGTGCGATCCAGAGGTATTTTTGAAGCGAGGTAATACTATCATCAGCGCTATCGGGGTTGTAGGGGGAAGTAAAGAGAATCCCTTACAGGTTGAAGATGGTACGTTGCAAGAGGATAACATCCTCGCGGAAATAGGGATAACACCGGCATCCGATAAAGAGTCTTTCGTGAATAGAGTATCCAAAGTACTGGGTATACTTATGGAACGTACTTCCTGTAGTATAGACTATTCAAGCAGTCATGTGTTCACTAAAGAATGGTTGAGATCACAAGGAGGTAAGGCTCTTACGTTTGGATGCGATAGGGACTACAATGCATATACCGGGATGGTTAACCCTAAGCCATCAGGTAAGACCCTTATCAGGAGTGCGGGTGGGCATATACACTTAGGTAGGTCTGACATAGACCTGATCAAGCTAGTGAAGACAATGGATCTGTACCTAGCTGTACCCTCCATTCTAGCCGATAAGGATACAGACCGTAGGTCTTTGTATGGTAAGGCAGGGTGCTACAGAGAGAAACCATACGGGGTGGAGTATCGCACTCTCAGTAATTTCTGGTTGAGAAGTAAGGATAAAATGGGGTGGGCCTACGAGCAATCTGTGAGAGCAGTACTAGAACACAAAGATATTGATCTACCAGAGGAAGGTATGGTACAGGCGTGTATTAACACCAGCAGTGAGTCTCTGGCTTTAGAACTCATAGGCCAGTTCAACTTGGTTGAATGTCCCTAGGGAGGTAGCTATGGAGTTTAAAGTAGGGGATAGGGTCAGACTTTGTAAGGATTCTAGGTACGGGGACCACTCAGATACTCAGGGTAAGGTCGTAGATATCGACGCGTTTAGTGCCAGTTACCGATATAGGGTAAGGTGGCGGGGTAATTATTGGACGTGGTGCTACAGGGGAGAGGATCTAGAGCTTGCTGAGGAGGTGTTGTATGAGATTTAAGGTAGGTCAGAGGGTGTTTTTTAACCCTTATTACACAGAGGAGATAGTAGGCATAGGCATTACTTGTGGACATAGAGAGATTTACAATGTAATCTATATGTCACCTGACGCCACTGACGAAGTGAATATTTCAACGGAGGGCGGATTGTCATGGTATGCAAGGGACCTCTACTTGCTTCCAGTAGAGGAAATTTTATTAGAGATAGGAGAAGATGAATGAACAGAGATGATTTTAACATGTACTTGGCAGGTTCTTTCTTTGCTACAAAGGAAGGGGATCTTATATTCATAGAGGAATGTGACGATGATGACAATGTTCACTGCGTGGTATATGATACGGAGCATGACACCTACTCAATGACCATTGATATAGAGGGGATTGAGGACACACTGGACTTTAACGGCTTTGATCTTAAACCCTTCGAGGTGGACGGGCTTGCGTATAGTCCATCCTACTCCTCCATGAGAGGGATTAAGGACGGAGTTAATAACAGGCGCATCACACTGGCACCTATGGGTCACACCCGATCCAGGGACTGTTCACGAAAAGATATTGTGAGGATGTATTTTGATCCAATCGGTACAGTAGAGGATGCCTTGAATGTTATATCTAGCGGACAAAAACGATATTGTTCCATAGGTGACGGTTTTTACTTGGCTCGTCAGGTATCCACCGAAGAGGATAAAGAACCTTTCTGTAGTGTACGGGTAACGATGACCGATGAAGGGGATCTCCGTGTAGTCTCGGAAGATTTTGATGCCATCCTTTCCAGTTTTAGCCCTTGTAGTCCTCTACCAAGCGATAGCTCGGTACAACAGCAGAAAGGGTTTACCAGCATCAAGACACTAGGGGAATGGCTAGAGGGTAAGATTGGCTCCCCTCCTGGCACAGTACCTACTGTAGTGCTCGATCACTACATGGAATGGGCAGAGAGGAACTTAAATGAAACTCCTAGGCTAGAGCTGTCCCGTCATGGGATGCCTTTGTGTGTCCTAGGAGAGGAGATACCAGAGTTTTTCAAGGGTTTACCTAAACTTAACAATTACATAGAGGCGCTTACAAATGAATTCACATCAGTTGCTATGCGGAATAGAGCTTGAGACAGAAGGTAACTACATGGTAGGTGTGTCATCCGATTACTGGGATTTCCACGAAGACGGTACGTTACGTGGTCCACACGCTGAGTTTGTTCTCAAAGAACCTACTCTTATGGGTGATCTCGACCCTGCCTTTAGAGAGCTAAGTACCTTCATACATTCTTTCCCTGTCAATGTAACCCCTAGGTGTGGGTTACATGTACATATAGATGTTAGGGACTTATCTCATAAGGAGATATATAGTGCCTGCCTTGCATACACTTTACTAGAGAAGTTGTTGTATAAGATATCGGGAGATAGATCTAATAATAAGTTCTGTGTACCCGTGCTTAGTTCAGCATACGTAAGGGATGCAATAAGCAGGCTGTATATCGACAGAGACAGCGGTACCAGGGAGAAGCTGTATTCAGGACTCAACCTAGCCTCTATCCGGGAACTAGGTAGCATTGAGTTCAGGATGCACTCAGGTACGTTGGATACAGAGGAGATACACGACTGGGTGTACATACTACACACCTTGGTACTACGTGCCTCTGCCTTACCTCCTGAAGATATCATACAGGCAGGACAAACGTACCGTAGCTTCTATTCGTTTGTGGTTGATACACTCAGGCTTACAGCCCGTCCCTCTCGTCTGGCAGCCGAACTGGATAAACTGAGAGATTGTTGGAAAACATACGAAACAAAGATAACTGAGCAGATACACTTCCGTGCTCTACAACTAGACAAGTAAGGAAATAATTATGTGTGGATTAATAGGTGTGGTAGGAGATATCACTAAGCTAGACATCTCATTCTTTAGGCAGGCTCTGGCAGCTAATGTTGTACGTGGGTGGGACAGTACAGGTGTGTCAGCCTTCACAGATGAGTCAACGAACAAGCACCATAACTCTGATTATGTGTTGTGGTCACACAAAGAGGCTATAACAGGGTCAGAGGCAGCATGTGACAAGGAATTTAATGCAGTGTTTAATGATCTTGGGAACATTGCCATCATGGGACATAACCGTGCAGCTACAGTAGGTGATGTTACACGAGAGAATGCTCACCCTTTTTCTCACGGTAATCTATCCCTCATGCACAACGGTACATTGACCGATACCAGCGTACTGGATGGTGATTTTGATACTGACAGTGAACAGATAGCCTATACATTATCTCTCGCTACAGACAAGAAGGCTGTGTTAGAGAAGATAGAGGGGGCCTTTGCCCTGTCATGGATAGACGTAGGTAATAATACCTTTAACCTAGCCCGTAATGATGAGCGATCCCTGTATATAACCTACAGCAATAAAGGAGACACCCTTTACTATGCATCCGAGGCAAAGATGTTGGAGTGGCTACTATCCAGAAACAAGATATTGCATGGAGATATAATCCCTCTCCCGGTAGGGGAGTGGTTGACTGTAAAACTATCTAACTGTTCACGGGGCGTAGCCTTAGATACTGAGGTAACGAAGTTCACCCCCTTTGTATTACCGTCATGGACAAGCAAGTACTACCAACAAGCATACGGTGGGGGTTCATACTTCGGTACAGAGGCAGGAGAGACCGTTAACTTTCAGATTGAGAGTATCCTTAAAAGCCACCACAGTGAGGGTGCGTACAACATAACAGGTTACTCGATGGAATCTAATGCAGATGTTAAGGGGTATGCTTTCTCTGAGGAGTCTATTAAGGGCTTCTCTATAGGGGATAATGTCTCTGGTGTCAGCGGGTGTACCAGTTACTACAATCAAACCAGTGGATATGAAACAATTGTCCTTAAGAAGAATGAACTATCTATAGATGGGACAGCAAGTAATACTATCATAGATACGCACACTTGCTCATACTGTAACACCAAAGTGGCAAATGTTACAAACATTGCAAACTTAGACGTTTGTGATAACTGTATCGACGAAGTGAAGGACATACTGAATACAGATACACGGGGATCAAACCTAAACACAAGGGGATAACTAATGATATTCATAGCACCGTACCGTATGGCATTCCCGACTGCCCGAAGAATACGTGAAGTCTTACCTAACTCACGTATAATCAAGTATCGCAATTCAAGATTTAACTGGAACCGTAGTAGAGGGACCGTATTGAATTGGGGTAGGTCTGACATACCGCCTACAAACAGACAAGTTATTAATCAACCCCACGCCATCAGTGTGGCAGCTAACAAAAGACGGTTCCTAGCCGGTTGCGAGGAGAATAATATCCCAGCACCTAGGTTATTGTCCGAGGATCAATGTATAAGCACCTTAGAGGAAGGGAAGGTACTACTAATACGTACACCCTCTTCCTTCGGAGGGAAGGGTATAAAGGTAGTAAGAGGCACAGAGGAGTTTCATGGTATACCACTTAATCACATGGCAGTACAATTCTTCCCTAAAGAGACTGAGTTTAGAGCACATGTATGGGGGGATGAGATAATTTTCCTAACGCAGAAGCGGAGTAAACGGGGGGTTGAGAGGGAGAGAGACCAGAAGCTAGTGTGGAGTCATTCTAACGGCTATGTACATTGCAGACAAGATGTAGAGTGCCCTGATGGACTAGAGGAGCTAGCTATAAAATCAGTAAAGATGTGTGGTCTACACTTCGGTGCGGTAGATATTATGTTGAATAAGGATGGGGTACTAAGGGTACTGGAGGTTAATACAGCGCCTGGACTTACAGGTCAGGTATTGGATAAGTATCTGGAGGTTATCCGTGAAATTTAATAAAGGTGATATAGTAAGAGTACGTAAGGACTCTCGGTATTATGGAAGGGTTGCCCCACCAGATATTCCAGGCGAGGTCGTAGGTATCTCCCTGAGTGACCCTATTGTTTACGTAAAGTGGCCACCACAACGTCAACGTGTTGGTGACTTCATGCCTTCTTTCTATGAGGTAACGGAAATGGATATAGAACTAAATGAGGAGGTGTTGTATGAAGTTTAAAATAGGGGATGAGGTTAAGATTAGAAAAGACTTACCTATGATAGGATCAGCCTATAAACCTAGAGATGTTATAGGTAGGGTAATAGATATCCTAGGTTATGAATACCCTGTAAGGGTAACGTGGCCTAATGGTCGGAGTCGTAATTATAAGGAGTACGAGCTAGAACTTACTGAGGAGACACTATATGAAATTTCGAGTCGGTGATAAGGTTAGGATCAGGAAAGATTCTAAGTACTATGTAGCCGGTCGTAGTAACCCTAAAGACACTGCCGGCATTATTGAAGAGATAGGACCTTGCCGTAACTGGCAGAGCCACATGATCACCGTAAAGTGGCCTGATGAATGGAGTAATAATTATAGGGTGTATGACCTAGAATTAGATGAGGAGGTGTTGTATGAAATTTAGAGTGGGGGATAAGGTCAGGGTTATACATCCAAAGGACAGTGAGGAGGCGGAGTTACGGGAACACCAAGCCCCTTACTGGATAAGAAGGATGGGAAGCATGAAAGATGTATATAGTATAAGTAGAATATCGTATGCTGGTTATATACAGGCGGGTGGTGATTATTACTTCCATCCCGACTGGCTGAAGTTAAGCGAAGAAATATTGTGGGAGATACAAGATACTGAATGAACTAATACATGCATCAAAGGTCAAAAAGGGGATTACCACTATAAGAGAGGGACATATGCTAGACACAGATTATCAAAAATTTATACACAAGACACGTTATGCACGATGGATAGATTCTGAGAAACGAAGGGAGGAGTGGGAAGATACTGTAGATAGGTATGTTGACTTCATATCCGCCCAGGCAACGTCACACGGGTACCAGTTAAATGAAACCGTGTACCACGAAATACGGGACAGTATATTAAACCTAGAGGTCATGCCCTCTATGCGGGCACTGATGACTGCCGGTACTGCATTAAGCAGGGATAACATTGCAGGATATAACTGTGCCTTCATCGATATAGATACACCTCGTGCTTTTGATGAGGTAGTGTATGTATTAATGTGTGGTACAGGAGTAGGCTTCAGTGTAGAGGCCAGAAACATAGATAAATTACCAATCATATCGGAGGAGATGTATGAAACAGACACAACAATCAGAGTCGTGGACTCAAAGATTGGATGGGCTAAGGCATACCGTGAATTATTGTCACTACTCTATGCAGGCCAGATTCCCAGATGGGACACCAGTAAAATCAGACCGGCAGGAGATAGGCTCCGCACTTTTGGTGGCAGAGCGAGCGGTCCAGAACCTCTTGAAGACCTGTTCAGGTTTACAATTGAAGTATTCACAAACGCAAGAGGTCGAAGACTAAGACCCATAGAAGTACATGATATTGTCTGTAAGATTGCAGACATTGTTGTAGTGGGTGGGGTAAGACGCAGTGCCTTGATAAGTCTCAGTGACCTGAATGACAGTGACATGAGGGCAAGTAAGTTTGGTGCGTGGTGGGAATCTAACGGTCAGCGTAGACTGGCAAACAACTCTGCCATATATCGTTGCACCCCTTCTATGTCTAACTTCCTATCTGAGTGGAGGATGTTATACGAGTCAAAGTCTGGTGAGAGAGGTATATTCAACAGAGAGGCTTGCGTCAATAAGATAAAAGAGGTAGGGCGGAGAGATCCTGACTACCACTGGGGTACAAACCCTTGCTCTGAGATTATCCTCCGGTCTTGTCAGTTATGTAACCTAACCGAGGTTGTCATACGAGCTGATGATACCGCTGAGTCACTTAAGAGGAAAACACGTGTAGCTACAATCATAGGTACTATACAATCTACCCTGACGGATTTTCGTTATGTAAGGAATATATGGAAGAGAAACTGTGAGGAAGAGAGGCTGCTAGGTGTTAGTTTAACAGGTATAATGGACCATCCTGTGATGAATGGAACTGCTATAAGCAGCCAGTTCTATGATTTCATAGGTCCAGAGGATGAGCCTACCTACATCACCTTAGCGGAAGTCTTACAGGATCTACGGGAGATAGCGGTAGACACAAACAAACTATGGGCTGAGAGGTTTAGTATAAACCAATCAACAGCAATCACCTGTGTCAAACCCAGCGGTACAGTCTCTAAGCTAGTTAACACCAGTAGTGGTATACATGGGAGGTTTGCCCCTCACTATATACAACGCATCAGGAATGATATCAAAGACCCTATTACACAGTTCTTTGTTGATCAAGGTATGCCTTATGAAGTAGATGTAATGAACAAAGATAATCTGGTATTTAGTTTTCCCATCAAGTCTCCTGATACCTGTAGGTTATCAAGAGATATGTCCGCTATAGAGCAGTTGAATATGTGGTTATACTACCAAGACTATTGGTGTGAACATAAGCCTAGTTGTACGATCTACTATAAAGAAGAGGAGTTCCTAGCGGTAGGTGATTGGATATACAAGAACTTCGACAAAATCTCCGGGGTTAGTTTTATACCTTTCGATGATCATACGTATCAACAGGCCCCTTGGGAAAAGATAGACGAAGAGGAGTATAATAAGATGGTGTCAGAGATGCCAGCAATTGAGTGGGATAGACTACGTGAGTATGAAGAGGATGACAATACCACCAGCTCACAAGAACTGGCATGTACAGGAGGTAGTTGTGAAATCAATGTTTAACATAGGAGATGAGGTTAAGATTAGAAAAGATTCTGTGTACTATAGAGATGGCCCCGGTAATCCTACAGACACTGTAGGTAAGGTCGTAGGTCACTACACCCAGAATATATATATTGCTTACGTAAGGTGGCCTGATGGCCGGGGTAATAGTTATAGGGAGTGTGATCTAGAGAAACCAGAGAAGACACTATTGGAGATATAGAGTGAAAGTACCTTGTCCAGCATGTAGAGAGAAAGGGCGTGATCAGTCAGGAGACAACCTAGAGGTATATCCTGATGGTCATGCCCATTGTTTTAGTTGTGGACACCATGTCCCTAAATATACCGAGGAGATACAACATGAACCAACAGGATATTCAAAGATGAATATAGAAGAGGCAAGTACCTTACCCATCAGGTCACTCTCTCATAAGCCCATATCACGAGCTGTCTGCGAGAAGTTCGGGGTAAGGGTAGAGATAGGCGAGGAAGGGGGTATTGATAAAGTATACTACCCTTATTTTAATCCTAAAGGGGAGCTTGTAGCTTACAAAGTTAAGTGCCCAAACAAACCAAAGAAGGAGAGATATTACTGGATAGGTTCACCGGCTGAGGCAACCTTGTTCGGTATGAATGCAGTACGTAGAAAGGGGAATCTACTTGTCGTTGCAGAAGGGGAGGATGACTGTCTTGCCATATCGGAGATGTTGGCTGGTATGGGTAAGAACTACAACATTGTCTCTATCGCAAACGGGGCAAGTACCTCCGGTAAACTAGACCCCTCTGTGAAAAAAGGCATAGACTTCTTCAGTAACTACAAAAGTATCGTGTTGAATCTAGACATGGATGAGCCGGGCAAGGCAACCACAGAGTCTATGGCTTACTGGCTAGCCCCCTTCTCTAGTGTTAGAGTCATGTCTATCCCTAGGAAAGATGCCGGTGAGTTGTTAATGAATGGTGAGTCAGGTGTATGGTTTGATTGCCTCTCCGATGCAACAGAATATAAGCCAGATGATATAGTTTCTTTTGGAGATATAAGCCTTGAGGAGCTTATGAAACCATTAAAGGAGGGGTACTCACTACCCTTCCCTATCTTACAAAAGAAGCTAAGCGGCTTAAGAAAAGGTGAGGTTAGTCTCATAACCGCAGGGTCTGGGGTAGGTAAGACTACCTGGCTAAGGGAGGTAGCCTACCACCTAGCCTCTGAACATGGTTTACGTGTAGCCCATATATTCTTAGAGGAGCAAGTGAAGAAGACTGTAGCCAGTTATATCGCTATCGACAACAGTGTACCTATTCCTAAGTTAAGAATAGATCCTACCATTATATCTGAAAAACAATGGAGGGATAGCTACGATAAGTTCACCAAGGAAGACAGATTATTCTTTGTTGATCACTTTGGTAGTCTAGCATCTGCTCAGCTCGTTGATAAGATGAGGTACCTCGTACACTCCTGTGATTCAGATTTCATCATCTTAGATCACATCTCGATGGTAATATCAGGACAGGAATCTAACAACGAAAGGAAAGATATAGATCTGTTAATGACCAATCTAGCTGCGTTTGTTAATGAGACGGGTGTGGGTATAGCTGCCGTAGTCCACCTTAAGCGACCATCTAGTGGTTCTTTTACAGAAGGCAAGGAGGTCAGTCTGAGTGATCTGAGGGGGTCAGGTGCCTTAGAACAATTAAGCTGGAATGTCATAGGACTGGAACGTAATCAACAAGATCCTGAGAATAAGAACGAGTCTCAGCTAAGGTTATTGAAGAACAGGGAGTGGGGTTCACTAGGAATATGTGATACTTTAATATTTAACCCGGACACTGGCCGTATGTCAGCTCATAACAGTGAGGAGTTTTGATATGTTTAGAATAGGAGATAAGGTTAGGATCAGAAAAGATTCTGATTACTATGGGAATGGTCGTAGTAACCCTAAAGGTACTGTAGGTGTGATCCATCTGGACCAAAGGGATCGCGAGTACTCTTACAGCGTAGACTGGCTCAATGGTTATCTAAACAGTTATAGGGAGTATGATCTAGAGCTTGCTGAGGAGATATTGTATGAAACAGGCTGTCTTTGATATAGAAGGAGATGGTTTACTAGATACCATAACTAAGACATGGTGTATTGTTATATATGATGTAGGTGAAAATAAGGTCCTTAAGTTTCGCCCAGACAATATAGCGGAAGGGGTGGAGATCCTTAGTAAGTATGATTGTCTTATTGGTCACAACATAGTTCACTATGATATCCCAGCTATACATAAGCTTACCGGTGTTAGACTGGAGCCTAGCCTTATATACGACACTTTAATACTCAGTAAGTTACTTAACCCAGACAGGGAAGGAGGCCACTCGTTAGAGTCCTGGGGTAATAGACTGGGGGATCATAAGATAAGCTTCAATGATTTCTCACAATTCTCGGAAGATATGTTAACCTACTGTGTTCAGGATGTTAAACTTAACTTCAGGGTGTATAATGAGATACTTAAAGAGGCCGGTGATTGGGACTGGTCAGATTCATATCGTAGAGAGTTACGTGTAGCACAGATAGTACATACCCAGGAAATGCACGGTGTACTGTTTGATAAAGAACTAGCTGAGAGATGTCTTGAAGAACTTATATCTTATATGCAGGACATAGAGTCAAAGGTAGAACCCCTACTACCGAATAAGAGGATACCTAACAGTAGACTTAAATACCCACCGAAGAGGAGGTTCAAGAAGGATGGTTCTCCCTCTGCACTGGCAGAGAGGTTCTTCGGGGATAGACTTAAGAAGGTTATAGATTTTGGGGAGGGAGGCTGGGACAGGTGGTTCGTAACCCACCCTAACGGTCAGGAAGTACCTCTAGAGGAGGCCAACGCCCCTCTAGCTACATATGAACCTATGTCCCTATCCAATCAATCAGATCTCAAGGAGTGGTTACAGTCATTAGGATGGGAACCCACGGTGTGGAATGTAAGAGTGGACAAGGCAACAGGGCAGAGGAAAAGGACAAGCCCTAAGTTCACTGATCAACAAAAGAACATCTGCCCTAACCTTCTTAAGCTAGGGGGCAAGGTAGATTTTATCAGGGATGTTGTACTATGGTTGTCATATCGTAGTCGGAAGAACGTCATAAAGTCGGACAATGGTACAGGGTGGTTACACAACCCTAGGTTAGAGGTAGACGGTAGATTGTCTGCTTCAGCAGATACTATAGGGACTAACACTGGACGTTTTGCTCATAGAGTAGTGGCAAATATACCTAGGGTCAGTAGTATATACGGACATGAGATGAGGAGTTTATTCACCGTATCTGAAGGTAAGTACCTGGTTGGATGGGATGCCAGTGGACTAGAGGCAAGGATAGAGGGACACTATACATCACGTTATGATGAAGGAGAGTACGCCAGGGAGCTATTAGAAGGAGATGTTCACCAGAACAATGCTGATGCGTTTGGATGCGACAGGGACACTGCAAAGCCCGTTAAGTATGCACTCTCATACGGAGCTAGAGGACCGAAGGTAGCAGCTACGCTAGGTGTATCAAAAGAGGAGGGAGAGAGACTGTTCAATGCTTTTTGGGATAAGAACTGGTCACTACGAGAATTGAGAGATAATCTACACAGATACTGGGTGGCAAAGGACAAGAAGTTTATCTTAGGATTAGATGGTAGGAAAGTAATGACCCGATCAGCCCATAGCCTGATAAATACTCTATTCCAGTCAGGAGGTATTATATGTATGAAGGAGGCTATGATCTTATGGTATGACTGGGTTAAGGATGAAGGTTTGGATGCCCATCAAGTAATTCATTATCATGATGAGGCTCAGGCAGAAGTTGATGGGAACTTAATTGAATTTAAGGTGTATAATACTATAGAGGAGGCAAAAGCATTCACAGATGACCGTATATGGTCAGGGATCATAGAGGAAGGAGACAAGATATATCGAGGTTATTCCCGAGCAGGAGAGTTAGGTGTATTGAGTATCAGGGAGGCAGGGAAACGTCTAGGGCTTAGTGTCCCCTTAGATGCAGAGTATTGTATAGGTAGAACATGGGCACAAACACATTAACAACGAGGTAATATTATGACAGCTATTGTAAATCAAGAAGTCGAAACAGCTAGCCGAACAGGTAAGGGAGTGAAGATTAACGGTGAGTGGTATAACTCAAAGTTCCCGGTATTTTTAGATGTATCAAAAGGTACTGTAGTCTCTTTTGAATATACAGAGGGTGCTAGCGGAGGTAAGTTTGTAAAGGGAGAGGTGTCAGTAGACCAATCATCTGCACCCCCTAAGAAGAAAGGTAAGTCATCTAGTAGCTCTGACTACGGTGTAGGTGCAGCAGCAGGGATGGCCATTAATAATGCCGTTACCCTGTGTCTAGCTGAGAAGGGCACCTATGAAGAGGCATACGTCAAACGTAAGGCAGTGGAGATCTATCAACTAGCAGAGGAGTTCAAATCTCGTGCCATGGCTGGTGAGTTTGATATTAAACGTGAAGAGGAGGTAGTGGAAGAAGCACCTACATCAGATCCTGTTACGGAGTCACCTGCCCCTTTCTAAGGTAAATGCAATGAGTAAGAAACATGTTTATATAGAGTATGTGGACTCATCAGCAGAAGTATTTTCTGAAGTAACTATCTCGTGGGGACAACAGGACCAAGCTCTTGTTGTCACTCATGAGGATGAACACAACGGATATAGCTGGATACCTTACGGGTTTGTTAAAAGGGTGTGGGTTCAAGACAATCCTATATGGTTTGAGGAAGAAGAGGAGTAAATAATGAGTGATGTGATATCCGTGTTAGATCACGGCCATGTCAGGTTAGTAGAACATATGGGTAGTGATTTATCTATTGCGCGTAATGCGAGGATATCATATGATGCTGAGTGGAGAGCGGGAGAAGATAAAGGAAGTGATACTAGACTCATACGGTACTTATATCGTAATGGCCATACCAGCCCCTTTGAGTCAGTAGTATTTACTTTCGATGTCAAGGCACCGCTCTTCGTAGTACGTCAGTGGCAGAGACACCGAACACAATCTTATAACGAGATCAGTGCTAGGTATAGAGAACTACCCGATGAAATGTATATTCCCGATAAGGAGGTGATCACAAAACAATCCGAAGATAACAAACAGATGAGGTCAGAAGAGTTAGTAGACAATCCAGAAGTAATTAGGGAACTCATTGAGTCTACAAACAAGGAGTCTTTTGCAGCCTATAAGGAGCTAATCAGGCAGAATTGCCCTAGAGAGTTAGCCAGATCTGTGTTACCTGTAGGTATTTATAGTCATATGTTCACCACCGTTAACCTGAATAACCTGTTTAAGTTTATTGCAGAACGGACACATGAACATGCTCAGTACGAGATTCGGGTATACGCTCATGCGTTACTCGAACTCATTGAACCTATCGTTCCTGTAGCGGTAGCAGCATTTAAGGAGAAGATGAATGAAAACTGTTAAATTGATAGGCTCTATTTTGATTTTACTGGGATACACTGCGCTACTCATCATAGATTGGAAGATAGGGCTGGCAGTTATGTCATTAACTGTAGGTGTGAATATGGTTAATACTGTTAATCTTACTGAGTCATTAGCAAAGCTTATGGATGAAATAGCTAAAGAATTGGAGAGTGTGTAGTGAACATATTAGTTACAGGGCATGGTCGTCACGGTAAAGATACCTTCTGTGAGGTGTTAAGGTATCATGGCCTTACCTTCACCAGCTCATCCCTTCAAGCAGCAAAGAATTATATATTCCCTTTATGGGGTAAGTACCGGTATGATACAATAGAGGAGTGTTATAATGATAGACATACAGGGGACAATAGGGCCATATGGTATAAACTTATACAGGAGTATAATACACCAGATAAATCCAGACTAGCCAGAGACATATTATATAGGAATGATGTGTACTGTGGAATGAGATGTAAAGAGGAGTTATCTGCCTGCGATAGGATTTACCTATTTGATATAAAGATATGGGTCGATGCTTCAGACAGGCTCCCCCCGGAGTCTAGTGACAGCATGACAATAACCAAGGACATGTGTGATATTATTATAGAGAACAACGGCAGCCTGGATGAGTTCCTGAGCAAAATAGCTTATCTGGCAAATATTCTTGCATGTGCAAACAAAACGGAGGTTTTAATATGAAACTAGATGAATACCAAGCTGAAGCAGGTGAGTTTGCGCTATACCATAACCATGACAGTGGAGAGGATGAGATAGCGATGTATCCTTTCCTTGCCCTATCAGAAGAGGTAGGTGAGGTTAATGGTAAGATAGCTAAGTCCCTACGAGGAGATAAGGAACTAGAAACCTATGATATAGCGAAAGAGTTAGGGGATGTACTCTGGAATCTATCAGAGTGTGCTAGACAGATAGGATGGAGGATGTCTGATATAGCTCAACTCAACATCAATAAACTTGATGCACGTCAGAGAGCAAACACCATAAAGGGTGACGGTGATGACCGTTAAGGAGTACCTGTATGCTAGCACTAATTGATGCTGATATTTTACCTTACGAACTAGGGGCTGTCTTTGACGAGACAGTCTCTCCCGGTCATGTATATCAAGCAGTTGATGATAAGATCAATACTATCATCAGAGGAGCAAAGGCACATGATGCAGTCTACTTCTTAACTAACAGTAAGGCAAACTTCAGGTTGGCACGTGCTACGGTAGCCCCTTACAAGGGACAACGACCTTCAGAGAAGAACTTCTGGTGGCATCATATAAGGGATTATATCATATCAATGTATGAGCCTGTGATTGCCGATGGTAATGAGGCTGATGATCTCATCATAGACTACCACAAGAAGGATATCGAAACCGTTATTTGCTCACGGGATAAGGATCTGGATACGTCACCGGGGTGGCATTACAGATGGAAGTGCGGAGAGAGACAGCCTGAGAGGAGGTATTATGTCCCCCCTCACGAGGCATGGCAGTTCTTCTATTACCAGTTACTGGCAGGGGATATTGTAGATAACATAAAAGGAGTGTACGGTGTTGGACCTAAGAAGGCAACTAAGATACTGGCCCCCTTAGAGGATAAACATGCTATGCGTGAAGCTGTCTGTAGAGTCTACATAGATGTGTATGGAGGGGGTAGTAATAAGCATATACACTACGAAGACTGTAACAAGAACAAGCACTGGAAGAGACCTACAGAGATAATGGAAGAGATGGCAGACTTGCTGTATCTAGGATCTGACAGGTCATATCTAGATGTATTTGAACAGTACCATAAGGATTAACCATGAGGAATGATTTTGAAAGGGCTGTAGCAAAGAAGTTAAAGAATTGCGAATATGAGCCTAAAGAATATATAAAAGAGTACACTTTAAAGGGAACTTATCTACCAGATTTTGTTCCAAAGAATGAAGATCACATTCTTATTGAGGCAAAAGGTAGATTCAGAACTAGGCATGAGGCAAATAAGTACATAGCGGTAAGGAAAGATAATCCAGGAGTTACCGTTGTGTTTATATTTTATGATCCGTACAAGCCCATGCCGGGTGCCAGGAAAAGGAAAGATGGTACCAGGTTCTCGATGGCAGAGTGGGCTGATAAGAATGAGTTTGATTGGTATACGATAAAGACGATACCTACTAGATGGTGCAAAAAAGGGAGAGTTAAGTGATGCGGGCTATTTTTGGTTTATTTTTTATGTCGCTAGGGATGTCATTGTTTGTTATGTGTGGTACGGCTACGCTATATGCCCATCCATTTTTTGCCATTCCTTCATTAGGTGGTGCATTAATAATGGTGCTCGGTAGTAAAATTATCATAGGGGGTAAGTAATAATGGTAATATTATTATTTATAGGTCTTGTATTAAGCCTGTGTACGGCGATATTATTTCCAGTACATGGTATCATAGGGTCAGTATTTTGTGCTCTGTGTCTAATTGCAGTGGGGAGAGGTAAGATTAAATGATTAAGGTGATGGATATATACAACGCTGTTCAGTACATAAACCCATACAAGATCCTCAGGATATTACCTTACTCTAGAGGTAGTACTATCCAGTTAGACGATAATGAGTGCGTGTCTGTACCTGAAGATTCAGAGTGTCTAGCCAAACGGTGTGACAAGTGGTTTGCTACAGGAGGTAAGAAATGATTACTTTTTCTCACGACGAGATAGTAGAGGTGATTGAGAAATTAGGTGAGACTGCTAACCTTATAAATAGCGGAGGGGATATTGATCTAGGTTTAGCCCAGGACAATATCGCGGATATAACAGCTTCCATGGGAACAAACCTTCGTGGTTTTGAGGATATGTTAGATGCAATGGCAGACGAATATAATTGAGGAATGGGTGTTTGATAAAGAATCTTTTATCGCTTTCATGAATGAAAACATACCTAGTACCAGCCTTGTGTGTGTAGGTAAACCCAGTGAGAGCTTAGATCAGTTTGCAATCACTATAGAAGAGGAGATAAGTCATAATGAGACAACTGATAATACCTGATACTCAGGTTAAGCCCGGAGTCCCTATAAACCATATACGATCAGCAGGTAAGTACATGTGTCACATACTGCCAGATGTAGTAGTGGTACTAGGGGATTGGTGGGATATGGCCAGCCTCAGTAAGTACAACAGCCCTAAAGAGATAGAAGGCAAGAGAATAACAGCCGATATCAAAGCAGGTAAGAAGGCCATGGAGGAGTTCTTAAAGCCATTAAATGCATTAAACAAGAGACGTAAGGCAGCAAGAAAAAGGCTATATAGACCTAGACTTGTATTCTTAACGGGAAATCATGACCCTATGGTACGTATACCACGGCTGATAGAGGAGTTCCCTACACTGGAAGGAGCTATACAGGATGACTGTAAAGAGTGGTTAGAGGATAAAGGGTTCGAGGTATATGACTTCCTGGATATCCTCACTATCGAAGGTATACGATATAGTCATTACTTCCAGAATATGCATTCAGCTAAGAAAGGGCCGTTATCGGGTAACATAGTTACTATGATGAAGAATGCAGGGTTCTCCTTTATACAAGGGCATCAGCAAGGTAAGAAGTGTCACTCTTTCAAGCTAGGTGATGGTACAAGCAGACTGGGTATAGTAGCAGGATCTTTCTACCAACACAAGGAAGCTTATGAAGGACCCCAAGGAGGTAATAACTGGAATGGTGTTATTGTACTGAATGAAGTCAAGGATGGTGGAGCCGATATAATGGAGGTTAGTTTAGAATTCCTATTGAGGAGATACAAATGACCCGATCAGCACTACTAATAACCGCAGCCGTATTGACTGGGTGTTGCTACCCAAAGACAGGATTGGATGAGAAAGAGAAAGTAATAATCTATTGTGAAAAGACATTCTATGCTCCCGATCCTAGACCTACTGATACTACAGAACCAACAAACATTGTGAGGTATGACATATGATCAACTTAGTCAAAAAGATTATTTATTTCCCCCAGGTGCTTTTACAGCAGACACTACTCTTCGTTACAGGTACCATGATCTACCTTAAATGCGCTGAGGATTTCAGGATTTCACTATTACACCACCGCATGGTGTTAAGGATGATAAAAGGGGAGGTACTGGCTTGCTACTACGATGTCAGTAACCTCTCCAGAGAAGAGGTCAAGGACATGTATGCAGAGTTAAAAGAAAAGATAGAGTCAGATAAAAAACTGCTTGAAGAAGAGTATAAGTGAGGGGACAGAGGAGGGATCTAGACTCCCTACTGCCGTTGCTACACCCGCTACAATACTGCTCGTAATAACAATAAACTTCTTTAGGTTTGCTTCAAGACTATTTATCTTGGAGGTTAAAATGCTCACTTGAGTCTTGAGTGAGCATGTTTCTTCAGTCATCTTATCCCTGAAGTCACTAAGCCTATTAGTACTATCTCTCTCAGATAAGGAATCCACATCCAGCCTGTTAGATATATCCTCTACAGCCCTTACTAGATAACCTATCTGCCTCTCTAACTCACCTTTCGATGAGTTGCTTTGTCTGTGTTTATTTCTAAGTTCTTTCATTTCTTCTTAGGGCGACCGCCCTTCCCCCTATTATCTGCTCTGTTTGATGACTTACTTCTGACTCTGAGGTTCTTCCCGCCCTTACTTGTATTCTTGTTCTTATGGTCTACATCCTTCCCATCTCCCTTCTTTACCTTCCCTTTCTTCTCCATCTCTTTCCGGGATTTATTCCTCTCTGCCCTTCGTTTCTTCTGCTTAGGCTTTTTGTGGTAAGTTTCATACTCACGCTTATAATCTCTAGGCATTACTCTACTCCTATATTTGCTTTGTCTACGGTTGTTTTGAAATCGCTACTAATCGGTCTAGATGTACGGTAGGAGAATATTACCTGCCCATCCTCTCCTATGTAGTTAACCTCTACCTTATCTCCCTCTGTACTCATCGCTACCTCGGTAATGACATTATCAGGGAATACTTTATTCCACATAAGTGCCCTACGTTTTGCCAGCCCTGGGACAGTGACCTTTTGTCCAGAAGGGGTAGAAGATCCTGCCGTATCCAAGGTCTGACGCATAACTTCCTCTACGTCACCTCCCTCAGTTATAGCCTTTTTCAATCCTCTACCTACACCCATATTATATTTAAGATCAAGCACTGCTGACTTAACCTCAGTAGGTAGACCCTCCCAGCTATCTTCCCCTACAGAGGACTTAACCTCTTCCAGATGAGCTTCGACTATCCTGGTCGCATACCCCCTATCAGACTCTCCTTCCTCCTTCTCGATCCCCTTAGTGAATGTCACTCCGTAAGGTAATACCTTTGCTCCACTCTCCAGGGCAGAGTGAGCCTCTACACCTTCTCTACCGCCGAGGTCATCCATAAATCCCTCAATAAATGAATGGGGCTTATTGGCCCCTTGGGGCTTTGGGGGCTGGGGATCTCCTTCTTTTGTCGGTATTGAAAATAGACTGGTAACGTATTCATCAGCACTCTCATACTTACCTTCCCATAACTCTGGATTCTTCCTTGCAACTTTAAGTGCGTCTAGGACAGAGGTATATACCTTAGACCCGACAGATCCACCATCTTGATCTTTAACTACAGTCCTCATGGTCTGAGGTACACCCTCTCTGATAGATGACATACCAAACACTTCCTGTTCGATACTAATAGAATTAAGAAGAGAGTTATTCTCAAATAGATAACCCATCTTCCTCTTCTCAATACCCTTCTTCATGAACCTCTCTATGTCTTGAGGTGTGTAGTCCCCTCTCTCTACCGCCGCTCTCCACTTATCTGTAGCGAAGTACACAAAGGCTGCTGGGGTTTCACTAATGATCATGGATAGCTTATCCTGCGTATTCTTAAATATATTAGGGTCTTGTACAAAAGGTACTACAGAGTTTTTCTCAAACTCAGTAGGATTCTCATTCTCTGGGTTAAAGAAATTGACTGCTGCGGACCCTGCATTCTGAGATAGACCCCCTTGTGGGAACATGCCCTGGTAGGCTTGCTTGAACAACGGGTTGTTCTCATAGAAGGATTTTACTTGATTACTATTAAGGGCATCAAAGATCTTCGACATCATTTGCTCACCATACACTTGCTTCACCGCTATGATGTTCCCAAGGTTCTTCATATTCTCAACATTCATTCTTGAAGACATGACCTCTGCTCGATTTTTTAATGTAGTCTGTAACTCATTATCCCCTATAACAGCAGCTACATTTTCCTTGAGCGTCCTCATAGAATTATTAAAGTCCTCCATCTGTTTCGGGGTGGGAAGTTTCCCTGCTTTCTCGAAGTTAGCTAAGAACTGCTTCCTTGCGTTGTTAATATCCTGATCCATCTGGAACTTCAATACCCTGGACTGGTCTTGGTTCAGTGCTCCCTCCCCTGATTCAGTGAGTGAAGTTACTATACGGGACATGAGATTCTCCTGCATATTCACAGTCGTAGCCGAGGTTAGGTAGGCCACACTACCCTCATCCAGTTTATGGGTCTGTTCTATCTGATTTATTCGATGATCCCTATTATTCCTGGCTGTGATAGATCCAAGGGCTTGATCAAAACCCATATTATGGGCCATGGCAAAGGACCATACCTCTTCCTCGAAAGCAGATCGAGCTTTACTGTAAGGACTCTCTGCATCCTTGAAGAATCCACCACCATCTATGGCAGAATTAAAGAAACCACTGAAGGCATCCTTAATCTCACGTGCAAACATACCCCCAGAATCTGACAAGGACTTCTTAAGGAGAGCCTTGGCTCTGGTATTAGCTACCGTCCCGGATATGCTTCCTGCCTTTCTCGCGGCTGCTATCTTTCCTAGATTGTCTAAGTTCCCTAGCTCTTTTACAAGTTCCTCTTGGCCAGCATCTTCCTCTGTACCTATCTCATCAATGGACTGTGCTCCACCTGTAAGCTCACCTACAGCGGCACCAGCAGCTAACTTATAGCCTGCCCCTCCAAGCCCCTCTATAGCACTAGCTGCGCTGGTATCGACAACTCCTCCCTGTACAGAAGGTTCTATCCTTGGTCGGTCTATCTCACGTGTAAATTTTGGCATTATAGTTCACCTGTCAATGCTTCTTGTCTTTTAATATTCCATACACCTTTAGAGGGTGTTGAGAAGTCGTTTTCATTCTTGATAGCAGATTCTAAGAGATTCATCATGTCATCATCTGCCTTGAACCTGGATATTAGGCTCTTAGTCATCCTATCTATAGTGGCAGGATCTTCTACAAACTGACTCAGAACACCTATAGCACGTGCAGACGCTACTACCATCTCCTTGTCCCCACCATCTACTGACCTTATGGCCCTAGTATATAGCCTGGATATCCTGTCCAGTATCGCTTTCTCGTGGTCTTTCCTAGACTGTTCATTCATCATCAGTTCATAGAACTCTTGCTTATCCACTGCCTGGAAACCCATGGCCTGAAACATTACATCAAAGAACTCAGGGTCTTCTGCCCATAAAACCTTACCCGTACCGTCCTTTACCAGACCGGAATTAGCGAAGTCATATGCCAGTATAGCATTACGAGTTGAGCTAGGTATTTCAGCTACAGACCAGGCTAGCTGTTCTGCTACGAATCCTGCATCAACAAGAGATAAATCACCCCCTTTAGTTGCATATTTATTTGCGTTCATTATAATATCCAGTGGTCCGTCTATAGCTCTTTGCAAGACAGAACCTGCCGGTCCCATTATTGAAGTAAGGTCATGCTTCTCGAATATACTATCAATGATCATTTCTGTAAACCCACCGGCTACAGCTACCCTTCCTGATATCTCAGCATCTATACCTAACAGATTGTTTACAGTCCACCCTACAAATCCACGCTTCAGTCCATTAAGCTCTTCTGGTGTGAGATCACCCTCTATATCCAGGGCATCTACTAACCATGCAGATCCTTCCTTTGCGAAGGGGATACCCATAGCGCCGAACAACATACCTTGACCAGCAAACAACTTCATCCTTTCCTTTGTTGTAAAGTGACTTCCAGAACTAATAGCCTCGAAGAACTTTGTATTTACCTGCTGGAACTGTAAGGGTATTGAGAGAGCACCCTTCTGGAATGCTGCCTTGTTGCCCTGTCCCATATTTAATCTGAACTGCTCAGACCTAGCGAAGATAGCTTTAAGGGCATTGTCATCCAGTGCCTTCCCTTTGTTCAGATCCTTCCACCTCTCCATGGCTGTAGCAAAGCTGATCCTCATGTTTGCCAGTTCACCCGCCTTGAAGAAGAAAGTACCTTTATCAAATGCTCTACGTAAGAGGTTGCCATCATAAGGTAAACCATTCGCTAAGGAAGCGTAGTCACCGTTTGTAACCAGTACAGACTCTTTGTATCCTGATCTCTGCCACAACTTATACTCTTCCTCTAGATTCCCTAGGTTCAATGACTTACCTGAAGAAGAGTTAGCTAACTTCTTGAGTACACTTGCCCTTGCAGTAGGATCAGTTATGTTGTCTAGGTAACTGAATGCTAACCACTTAGATGAACCCTTTGCAGCATAGGTAGGGTTGATACTAAAGGCCACTGTAGCACCTAGTGCCTGTACAGGGAACTGAGCCATAGAATACACACCTAACAGTGCATGATGAGCAGCGGCCTTAGCTGCCCCTATAGGGTTCTTATCTGATAGGGTGTACATCCACTTAGCTGCACCTTTCAGGTTAGGTGAGTATGCCTCTAGAGATCTACCTAGTGATCTAAACTTACCTTGTAATGCCTGTTCATGTGCATGAGGGATACCGTTTAGCATAGATATCTGCTCATGAGATTTTTCAAGAAACTTCTTTTGCTGAGCATCATCAACCAAGTCATCAACCTTTGATAAGGAATCCTTGAACGAACCCTCCGGTCTCTTACCTACTATATCCTTGAATGACTGCATCCACTTCTCTTCTATACCCACCCTGAACTGAGAGACTGGTACTCGATTACCTAGGTGAAACATGTACTGTTGTAGTGCCTCTAAAGGATCTACAAGTCTAGCCTCCTCCCCTTCCAGACCAAATTTCAATGCCTCTTTCTTACGTGGGCTTGCAAATAAACCCCCAAACACATCCAGGACATCACTATCCATATCTGAACTAGAGATAGGCTCTCTGTTGTAGAGTACCCTAACGTCTTCCGGGTCAGTCAGTCCTTCATCAAGCATGATTTGATTACGGAACTTATCTGCATCGGTACGGTTATCAAAGTATCTAACTGCGTTCTGTACTTTATGGGATTTGTTCCCATCATGGATTGTACCACTAGTCTTACGAACAAACCAGTATGCATCATCATAGATACGGGGTACATAACCTGTTTTATAGTTAAGAACTGCTGGAGGTAAATCTTTAATACCTGTCTTATCTACAAAGGCCCACTTCGGTCTATTACCTCCTAGTCTCCAATACTCATTTGTATTTTCTAACTTAGTAAGCACAAAACCTTTGTTATACAGTGTCTCCATTCTCTTAGGGGATATACTTGTAACGGTAGAATCACTTAAAGGGTCGTACACCTTCTTGAAATCTACATCTTCTGTGTAACGTCTAACGGCACTGGCTATGTCATCGAAGGTAGTAGCAAACCCTCTCTGATCACCAATATATATCAGCTTAGCCCCTCGGGAGAGTAGACGATCCCTGACTTCTTTATTCTTAAGCTTCCACATGTTGTCTATTACACGCCTAGTACCCAGGTATGCCTTAGCCTCTTTAGATGACACACGAATACCACCTATCCCTTCATCTACTAGCTCAGTATAACTATATACCTTACCATTCTTATCTCCATGTAGTAGTAGCTTCTCTAGGTTGTGTTTCTCTTTCTTATTCAACCCTTTAGTGGCTATACGTACCTCATCAGTTAGCTTACTCTTGACCTTGGACTGAGCATTGGCTATCCTCTCAAAAGCCTGGACAAGTAAAGGTCTATCCCCGGAGAATAGCTTGTTGGGACTGTACACACCAGACATGATATCACCCATGAATGTTATACGGTCTGACTTAAACCCACCCTCTATATCGTCTCTTGTGAATACATGGTTGACACTCTTCTGTACAGGGACACCTGCCTGATCGGACCCCATCTCTATGACCTCAAAATCAAACTTCAATCCTCCAGGTGTATCTGAGATCTGTAGGTGTTCCATGGTGGGATTCTCTGCCTTGATCTTCTCTATGACAGACTCCTTTATTTCTGTAACCTTCCTAGGGCTACCCTCTACTACAGTTCGTATACCATCTGCTGCGTAGTTCAGGGATTCCTCGTGGACAGCATCTATCTTTGACCATACATCTCTTATTTCTGATGCCACACCCTCTGGAGCTTGATTAAGTAGTCTAGCCATCTCATCGGTAGTTGTAGGTAATACAGAGGCAGCGGCATCTAGCCTGCTAGCCTGTAGTTCTCTAGCCGGTCTATTACCTTTAGCAGCCTCATCTAATATAGTCGCGGCTTTCCCAGCCTCACCTGCTTTAGCTAATGATCTGGCCATCCTGGTAGCTTTGGTAAGGGAGGTGATTACCTTTCCCACCACACCAGCAACCACTAGCTTATCCATGGTCTGGTTAAAAGCCTCTTCAGCTATACTTGTATCACCGGTAGCACCCATCAACAAGAACATCTGTTGTAGTTCATTGTCTGTTACAGATACGGCAGCATCTTTCATAACCTCGAACATAGCTACCTGTTCATTCAGATCTAGTTGTTGAAATGCCTGACCTAGACGTATAAGATTATCTGCACTATTAAGTACACCTTCTGCTGTAGTAGCCGTACCCATAACCTTATTGACAAAATCTACAGAGTTGACTGTCTCGTCGGGTATAAGCATTAAGTCCCCTATGTTAACCGCAGTCTCAGCCAGACCGGACTCATCCCATATCTCACTTATCTTTCTCTGTACATACCTGTTGACAACAATACCATCCTGTTGATCTTCCGTCAGATCATTCCAGTTCTCTAGTTGCTCTGCCCACATCCTCTCACCTCTAGTGGCCCTCTCAGCAAATATATCTGACTGGACAGACTCTATGTCACGAGGATCAGGAGAGACACCTGTTTCAATGGTTCGTTGTTCAATGGCATCTGCAAAAGACTCAGACAACAGTGTTTCACCTTCCCTGTCTAGATCAAGGTTTGTCTGTAGAGGACCATCCTCTATTGCCTTATAGTAGGATTCCTTTGGAGTGGGACTCACGGCACCTTTTCTTAGGGCTGCCTCGTATGTAGAGAACGTAGGTTCAGGCTGAATGTGTTCTGACTGTATCAGCTCATTCTCATACTGTTGTTCTTCAGAGAGATCTAACTCATTATCGAATGGCATCACTTACCTCGGAATATTGATTTTATCTTTGTACCTAACTCTTGATAACCTTTCTCCCCGGCAAACTGGTTAGCTACACCGGCGACTGCACTACCTATAGCAGCACTACTCTGAGCATCAGCAACCCGTTGATTAAAGATAGAGAGTTGTTTACCGACTACCTGTTGTTGATCTACAAAGGCTAGGTTACTTGACTCCTGAGCGGTTACATTGGACACACCACCCTGTGCTCCACTAGAGGATAAGGTACCTGTCTGCCCTGCAAGATTCTCGATAGATGCTCTCTGGGAAAGACCTCTCCGTACCTGGGCACGTCTCTCACGGTTGGCCTGTACATCAGCTACCCGTCTCTTTAACTTATTTGCCCTCTTCATTTGCTTACTGGCCTTACGTTGTTGAGTGACTGAGTGAGTAGTACCCAGGATAGCGATAGTAGCCGCTATAGCAGAGAATGCAGCCATGTTATATCTCCTTCATGTATACGTTTTCAACGTGTCTGAAACCAGCACGTTCTACCAATGAGTCATGGGAGAACTCTGTTTTCAATGTAATAAATATCTGTGATGTACCCGTTGCCTTGAAGTACCTCTCAGCGGTCAGATATAGTTCATCAACAATCCCACACCCTCTATATTCAGGGAGGATGTAAGTTATCTCTGTGGTGGCTTTTAGGACCCTGGTATGAGTACAGGGAGCTACGGTATATACTACAAATCCTATTACCTCACCCTCTTCCTTGTAGACAAAGATCTTGAGCATGTCTGCTCTCTCTAGCTGAGCATAAGAGTCGAAGTTTATACATACGTTGTGTGTATCCCTTCTCCCATCTACCTCGTCCCAGTATGCATTTAGTAAAGGCATACATTCTCTCTTCATGGAAGAAACACTTCCTATACTTATCTTACCCATCTGCTGCTGACTCCTGTGAAAAGGTCATAGCCCATCCGTATATAAACAGATCTTTACCAGCCTCTGATTCAAACCGTACACGTATAGACCTTCCTTTACCCCTTACCTTGCTTTTAGTTGTTATAATGTCATAACCATAATCGAATGGATCGTTAACATCCTCCGGTAGATATAACCTATTTAACCGGTATGCCTGGAATGGTGTACTCCACCTACCGCTATTTGAACTGTCAGTGAAACCCCATTTAACTCTTGCCTGACAGCCACTGGCATTATCAAGAGCAATGTTTCCATTACCATCCAAGACGTAACCAGTCTCGGTTCTCTTGAAGTGAGTGGTTAGGGACTTGATCGACTTGTCACGTTGAGTATCCCCACCTACTATATACCCTGCCTCTATAAAGGCTGCTGCATCGGTACCTGTACTGTCCGATATGTACCAGTCCAGGAAGTCATCCCTTCTATATGCTGCCAAGGTAAAATCTATGAATGTAGTACCTGGGACTATGACTAAGTACTTGGTAAATGTCACCCCTCTACTTCTAACCTCGTCAGTTAAGACTACCGTGTCTGCTCCGTCCACTACTGTGTCTGCTCCATCGACTACGGGTGAAACTGTACTAGCCAATACAAAGTCCGGGGTTATTAGAGGAGCTGCAACAAAAGGTCCTGCCACTCCAGCAGGGAAAGAGTGCTTTGTCCACCCACCAGTGGTTAGATCGTATATAAGTTCTTTATTATATCGGAATACATTCTCATCTCCATCATAAGATGAGTCATCGTTGTATAACCATTTCACTTGCCTAGCAGATAGATCAAAGGTTCCAGTAGCATACAGCTTACCAGGGGAGGGGATGTCCTCTAGGTACAAGGTACTTATTGACCTCTCCGTTATGTTCGTAGGTGTAAACTGCCCTGTAACCTTATCAGGGGACAGTAGATATATACCTGAATCTGCCCAGAAGAATACTGTGTTCTCTACCTCAACGATACTCTGAGCGTTTATGGCCCCTACATTACTTATCCTATCTACTTGATAATTGGTTGCACTGAAGCTGCTGTCAGACCCCCTAATACCCCATACACCATTCTCTGCAAACACAAACAACTGGGAACCAACAGCAACAAGACGACTTATTGAGCTAGCATCGTTGATGAATATAATACCTCCATCTGTATCTACCAGCTCTCCCCCGTCCTCTGCTGTGGGGTCTTGTTCTTGATAACACTTGGACAGGTATGAATTATCTTTCACTGTCTGCGTGAATATAACAGCACTCTCTAGTCTGGGGGAGGTAGCTATACGCTCTACCGAGGTAAGACTAATACCTGAGTAGAATATTCTCCCTGCAAAAGAAGCCATTGAGTAGAAACCACCTTGATCAGCATCGGTGTCTCCGGTAGTAATACCAGAAGCACTTTGCCTAGATGAAGACCTAGAGAATGGGTCTATTACATAATGACCTTTAGGTGCAGAGGTATTTCCAGCAGCAACATAGCTGAATCTATCGGGATCGAAACTATTGAAGTCAGTCCCTGCTGATTGACTATCTCTGGCTACCCACCATATGTCTGCATTACTAGGATACTCACCTGTCTCTGTGAACATATGATCATATGGGTTATCTTCACCTACACCTTTACAATACACATCATCCTTATACCACCCTTGATTTGATGTATTGTACTTATGCTCAGGATCATCAACAGTAGGTCGTGTGTCAACATTAGCTGCAACGTCTGTGTCATCTACACCCCAGATATCTCTAACTAAGGGAATAAAGGACTCACTAATCATCGTATCAGTACCTTCATCATACGATAGTCTGATGATCGATTGGTTACCTGTGGCTATTAATAGATCACCGCCTATAGATGCAAAACTAGCCCTCTTCTCTCCTGAAGTAGTACTAACATTTACAGGACTACCTCCGTTCTTAAGGTTAGCTGAAGGATTGCTAGTCCCTAGGTCCATGAAATAGAAGTCATCCGATACCTGTACAACCCCAAAAGATAATGAAGGATCATTGTTTACATTATCCCATCTGTATATACCTATAGGAGCTAGTCCACTCTGAACCTGTGCGTTTGCAAGGGAGGTAGTAGTTAAAGCGTAGTTTGATTCGTAATCTAGTCCTAGCCTTCGTTGTCTCGACCCATCACGTTTCAGAACGAAGTTCTCTTCATCAAAGGAAGAGTTCTCAGGGAAATCTAACGGGCTGGCCTCTGTTATCAGACCATTTATAAAACTTGTAAACTCTGCTGTAGCTCTAGATCTAGCCATTATCTCTCTTCTTTAAGTAGATGTCAAGATATTTTTGGGCATCCGTAGATGATGTAAACAGACCTTTTAATTTGTCTGGTACTTCACCACCTCCTTCATACCCAATCTTATACATAGAGTAAGGGGCTGACACCACCCTCAATGATCTCTTATGTTTTGTCGAAGTAAGGGCTTCTTGGGGTTGAGGTGTACTTGGAGTGTTTACGTCCGTAGTCGGGGTATCTGACCCCTCCTTTTGCAACGAAACTTTTTCTACTGAGCCTTCGCTGGCCTTTTTGCGAGATTTGTTCTGCTTTTGCATTTTCCACCTGCTTTAAGTTTAAGAAGCAAGAGGACTTAACCTCTGCTAGGTATGTAGGGAAAGCATCCCTTGGTAGATCAGGGGTGAATGTATCTGAGGATGTCCATGTGGGTTCTCTTCTACCTCTACACTGAGTCTTAGAACTCTGTAGTGTACTCTCCGCATCTGAATCATAGGCATCTGTTACGATATATTCATCATCGAAAGATGTCCAATACTTAGGTGCTCTATCGTTGTAGACACTAAACTTGACCCCGGAACCATCCGTAACCAAAGTGATGTTTGTATCTGAGTCCTTCAATCTATTGTGCTTGACCAAGAATGTATCCGGGTACATATAGATTAACTCTTTATATATATCATACGTCCCATCAGACTTCCGGGTATTGTATGCTACAGACTCTAGTTCATGTACGTCCGAGGGTATCTGTAAGTAGTTAGGTCTAGTAGTATCAGACACACTACCTAATAGAAACAACTGGTTCAGGTGAGGCCAGTCTCTGTCTGCAAGCATCCAGTAGTATGTATCTTTTGCTATCTGTGCAACCTGAAGTGACTCAAGGGTATCAGATATACTGTTCACTTCATCTGAATCCATATCACTTAGGACGGATTGCACCACCTCTAAGAGGGTCATTGTAGCCATATTAGATTACCTCAGAAATAGTCATATTCAGGATATAGCTATCCCAGTTATTTGTACCTGTTATATTCTCCAGGTATAACTCTACGTAGTCACCATTAGTTAAAGTCACGATTGCTGAACAAGGGGCAGGTGAACCTACAGCAGTGGATGCGTACTCTTTCTGGGTCTTGGATGCAGTTATTGTAGTACCATTCTTCGCTAGGTAGTGGTTAATAGTCTGGGTACCTGATGCCGTTGTACCTGACAAAGCACAGGATATTAGAAACTCTGCCGTTGTGATACCATCGTAGGTAAATCTTCCCCCGGTAGTTATTGTGAACTGATCATCATGAGCAGTAACCCAATTTGTACCTCCATTAACTATCTTCGGATTACCTGAGTCTCCATCTCCACCACTTATCGTGGTAGTAGTCGTGGTATGCATATAACCCTGAGCATTACGGGTAGTGTTAGATAGATTAAGGTTGTGTAGGGACTCCCATTGTAAATCACCCACATCACTGTTAGTGACTATGTTCGTAGCACCTGAATCGAAGTTACATCCCAGTATCCTCCCTTCCTTACCTGCATTTAGATTACCTGATGAAGCTGCTATAATTATATGGTTTGTAGCAGAGGCATTACCAAACCCACATCTGTTAAAGGTACAGGTGTTGAATGTAGAAGATCCAAGATCCACTCCCGTGGTATACCCGGCAATAAATTCAACCAAATCCAATATGAATATAGAACATGTACCTGCCATGGTGAGACCGGTAGTGGCCGATGCCACTGCACCTCTATCCCAGAATAGGGAGTACCATCCAGTGAAGGTACCCACACTGGAAGCAGAGGCAATTGTAAAGTTATATAGGTAAGCTGACTCTGTAGTACCACCGGTACAGGCAAATACAGTACCACTTGTAGCTACGAGGATGAAATCATCGAGAGTGAAACTAGCTGTTGCTGTGAATATATTGCCTGAGCTAGTAGAGGTTAGTGTAGATACTATACCTCCCAGTCCCCGAATGATTGTGTTCGAGGATAAAACAAATCTGTTTGTACCGACACTTATGTCGCCATCTAATATATATACTGTATCAGAGACTAGAGTAATAACACCTGCTGAAGGTGTAGGGAAGTCACTAAGGGATTGAACCCTGACTTCTGTTTGTCTAGCACCGCTAGGAGTAGACCATGATCCACTACCTAAACCATCAGCGATGTAGGCAGTCCCAGCCGAGGCTGTTGAAGCACCTTTTGGTTCGTGTAGACTCGGATCTGTTAAGTTACTGTGTTCTACGTTTGCCATAGTATCCTCATAGGATGGGTTAGGGAAGGGGGCCGAAACCCCCTAGGTCTTACTGCTGGATACGGAAGTAACGAATTGTTACAGTACAGTAACCTGCGGCTGTTACAGTGGGAGTAGTTCCACCAAGTGCAATAGATACCTGAGTATCTGCTGCTAACTCGGCAGCCCACGTACCATTAATACCAACACCTGTTTCTTGGTTCTGTTGATCACCGTAGTAAACACCAGCAGCTTCACCCTGAGCTTCAGCTAGACTGATACCATTAGTGGCTTCAGAACCATCAGTACCGATATTGATGGTAGGAGTAGTACCCCCTAGTACAAATACCTCTGATACTGCAAAGGCTACATCATGTACACGAGCACCAGCAGGTAATACTGAAAGATTAGAGGAGAATACATCATCGTTGATGTTATCCCCAGTAAACTTCAAGGTTAGCTCCTGAAGTGAACCTTCAGTCTTGATGCTACCTTCAATACCTTCTCGTGCTGAACGAGGACCATAGTGGTTTCGAGTACCAAGACCCGTATTGCTTTCAAAAGTCATATAATTTCCCCTTATTCAGTATCAGTTGAAGAAGTGCAGATGATACCTAAAGTATCAACACGTTGAGCACCAAGACCCCATCGAGCACGAGTTACAAACTCATCACGTGCGAGATCTTTATTTCTCTCACCCTCTACACTAGGCATTTGTCTCCAAGCACCCATGATCGGACGACAATTATCATCAGATGCACACATGAAGATATTTGATACATACCCAGAGCTAACATCAGTCGAGTTTGCACCTGTCAGTTCCACTAATGCAGTATCTGCCGGTGAAGGTAAGCGGTTAGAGGTCCAGAAATCAAAACCGAATAAGTTGAATAAGAACTTATGCTGACTAGCAAAGCCCGTCTCCAAGATAGCTCGGAATTTTGGATCATAATCTAAAGATCGAGTGCTAGTGAACTGAACAAGTTTGTTCAATGTAGCTTCGACCACCGGATCAACAATAGCTATACGTCCCATCTGAGGTACATTAGCTTTGTCAAACGCTAGCTTCATCATTACGATGTCGTCTTGAGTAAGTACATCATTAGTACCAGAAGCAACACCACGGTGAGCAAAACTATTTACAAGGTTCTGATCATCAGCGGTTTGAGCCGCATTTGCTACTTGAAGAAATCGAGTTTCAAAATGCTCTTGGATTGCTCGGGTTGCTTCCATACCACGCATAGCCATTAATGATTCAATCTGGCTACCGTCTTGTCGTAGTATGTCACTTACTGACCATGCATCACCAACGTAATCGGTCATCTCTAAGGTCACGGTGCTTGTATCAATCGGGTTGTAGACTAGAGGAGTCTCTTCAGCAGTTTCCTGAATAGTCGCCGTACCGATAGTTTTGATGTTTAGTGTAGTACCATTACCAAAGTCAGATACGTTACGGTAGAACTGCTCTGGGAGCAAACCATCGTGTAACTGAGATAGGATAAAGGCGCTATACTGTTCAGCTTCTATAAAAGAAGTTGTGTTAATGGTATTTTGTGAACCAGCCATCTGTTAATCTCCTGTGATTTTAGCTGTTGCTGATCTCCAGGCATCCAGTACATCGGATGTAGAAGAACCATGCATTATACCCTTAATGGGCTTTGTTTGTTGAGGTGATGAATTAAAAGCCTCAGTGTTTACGGATGATACTGTAACCCCAGATGAAGCAGGTTTACTTCCAGATCCAAACAAAGCAAATACAGCTTGAGGAGATTTAGAGGCTAACTCATTCATATAATCGACACCTACACCTAGATCCTTGGCTTTGTCTACGAATGCTTGCTCTGCTTTATCTGCCCCACCAAACTGTTCAGTCAGCTTACTGACAACTGAATCAATATTGGATTGACTTGCTTGATGCTGTTCTTTCTGATTTAAACGCTGTTCAATTAGATTATCAATCTCACTTAGGCCAAGAGGCTGGCTGGTTGGTGTTCCCTGCTCCTTTTGGCTATTAAACTCTTTTAAGGCTTCTTCTACGGAAGTTTGGGCTTCCAGCTTGACTCTTGTTTCAGCTAACTCCTGTTCCAGTCTCTCTATGTGGGTCTGAGCATGAGGAATAGATTCTAATGCCTTACTGACATCTGAATACTTCTTCCCTTCTCCGACTAATACAGATACTGCATCAGGTAACTTAAAAGCGCCAGACTCGTCGCTTGATTGCTTCTGCCCCTGGTCTTGGGGGTTGGCATTTCCTTCAAAGATGTTGTTGGTTTGGTCAACCATTATTCTACCTCGATTAGTTTCTTCATTTCTTTAATTGCACGTTGATATCCATTACAATCGGCCTGGAAATAAGGCCAAGCTGCTTTGTCGTAGACATCCCTATTTTCTCTCCTAGATTCAACCTCAGAGAGTTTATTTTCAAGTAACTGGGTAAGTCGCTTGAAAGCTGGTAAAGCGGCTAACATACTGGATCTGAGATCTTCTTTCTCTTGACCTGCTAATCCTGCTATCCACTTAGAATTCTTCATCTGGTACATCTCCCTCAGTAGGGGTTGCTTGTTCAGTCATAACATCTTCTTGTACTTGGTTAACAAGACGTTGTGTTTCTGCCTGTTCAAAGATATTGACATTATCACTAAACAGTTCAAACCTACGTAGACCCAGTACATCCTCTATTAACTTAGACAGTTGTTTAGAGGAGGTATGAGGCATTACCATCTGACCTAGAGGGGAGTTAAGTACACCAGACAGGTTCTGTAGTAACTGAGACTGTGCTGCAAAGTGTCTTGCACCTACCGGTCTTATCTTCCCTGTGGATGTAATGTCCTCTTTCGATACAGACATCACTGTCTCTACACCTAGGTCATCATCCATTACACGGATTATATCTGCTATGTTCATGTTACGACGACCGGTCTCTAGCATGTTGTTCAGAATAGGCTCTAAGATATTGATCTCAAAGTTATTAAGCTTTTCTTGGAATATTCTTCCTGCTGCATTCTGGAGAGATTGTACCTCAAAGGCAGTCTTCTCACCGGGAGTTCTTACACCCATTGCCTCTCTAGGGGCACCAGCATACAGTTCCATCTTATCTTCTAGTATCTGGATCTGGAGGTCTGCATTAAGGGCTGTAGTGTCAGGTACAAGCATCTGTACATCACCTTCCCCTATATGTATCTCTTCACCAGGACCCCATGAGAACTCATCTACATCACCTATGATCTTCAGAGGGGGGTAAGCTATAAGGTCAAACACATCAGCCTTAAGGTTCTCTAGGTGGTCTATCCTGTACTGCATCCCTACTAAGTTGTTCAAGGGACCCATAGCCCATAGATTATCGGGTCTTAACCTCCAACCTACATGCTCAATTAAAGAACCTTTAGACCAATGAGGAGAGGGAACATCACGTAGTACAGAGGACCTGTCAATTATTGTTATTACCCTATCTCTCTCTAAGGTATCAGTCATGGGATCATAATAATCACCACGAAACTCCAATATCTCTACGTAGTTAGACTGATAATATTCGTAAAGGTTCCCGAAACCGTCAACATTATAACCTGTTGCCTTATCAAAGTCCTCTACGGTGTACTGACCAGCTATTTCCTTCATCTTCATTCGTTTATCAAGAGCTTCAGCCACATATCGGTCATCAGGATTGTCCTGAGCCATGGTCTGTAACTCACCAATAGTCTTTATTGATCTGACTATCTTAGGTGACATATTGATATCAGCAGCGGTAGGGTCTATAACTATATCTAGAGGGGAAATCCTCACCACCCTAGGGCCTACATATATCGGGATAGTCTCCCCTGTCTCAGGGTCCTCTTTGACTTCATTTACAAAGTCTACGGTGGCAAATGCATTACCATAATCGATATAATCATACAATAGTCGAGACACTGTGGTACGTAAGTTGCTCTGTCTAGCCTTATTAGCTATGTATGCCTCTATAGCCTGAGCCTTAGCCTGTTCTTCTCCTTCTAGGCTATAACTCTCCCACTTAACCCATTCATCGTTAGGGAACAAAGAAGAGATGTAGTTTGCATGTAGATTATCTCTGATCTGAGCTAACTTAGGGGTGGTAGTACTATTCTTCCACGGTAGATCACTATTTGACGTGGTAGAGGTATCGGTAGCAAATAGGTAGTTCCTTAACTCCTTTTGCTCTTCAATCCATCCAGATCGTTGGGTATTCCAGGTATGCCAGAGATCCCCTATGTATTGGGCCATGTTATCTCTGTGACCTTCTATAGCTCCACGTAGTTCTGCTACTTTATTCATTAGACGGAAACGCCTCCAAAACGCTTGTTAAAAGAAATAATATTCTTCTTCTCTCTTCCTTTTCGACTCTTAGGGGGTACTGCTATCTCTACGGCACTGGCTAAACAATCTTTTATATCATCGTGTGCAGGTCTAGCTAATACCAACTCTTCCTCTAGTACCGGGGTGTAACCTCCTTTGAAGTGGAGTATGGTCTGATTATCATATCGTGGCTCAAGTGCTGCTACAATCCTCTCTTCCTTACATCCATCCCGTCTATTAGGTCTGTGTTCGTCTATACTGATCCTTAGACCCTCTGCCCGTATCCTATCCTTAAGGTCATTACATATCACCTTCTGAGCGACTGTAACCTCAGCCCTGAGCTTCTTGAAGTCCCACATAGAGTGTAAGCACAAGAGACGATCAAAGTACTCAGATATCTTATCTGACTTAAATCTCTCTATGTCCATCACATATATGAAACCATCCGGGTCTACACCTATGACCACTATAGCTGTGTAATCGGCTTTCTTACTGAGACTGAAAGCAAAATCTATAGCTGCATATACATTGAGTGGTCTATCTTTAAAGAACCATCGGCCATATTCTTGACGTAAATGCCTCTTATCGTAGTATTGGAACCTGTCATAGCTCAGTCTTCGTGACTCTGGATCATTAGGATCATTGTAGTACTGAGCAAAGAACTGTGCCTGATCTAGGTACTTAGCCTTCTTACGGGCAAGTTCCTTGTTGTCAAACCCAAATGCCTTACCATCAGCCCTTACTTCTTTAGGCCACAGGAATCTACCTTCAGTCTCAACCACCTCAGTCTTGAATTCATATACCTCACGTTCTCCTATTATATCCCCTTCTGGATCAAATATAGGTTCTCTCATCTCCATTAAGGAGTTGTATATGTCAGCAGGGTGGTATCTGGTTCCTACTACCGTTTCTGTAGCACCTGTAGTCTCGATAGAGGCTAACTGGGAGTATTGTTGTGAGACTCTGAGTCTACCTTCTTCCGTGTAAGCGTTGTTAGGTACAACCATATCGTCAAGAAAAACATCAGTAGCATGGAACCCGGTAATATTAGTAGTAAGACCGGCAGCAAATACCGTACTATCCCTGACAGCTTCTTTCTTACGTATTGGATGATCAATACATATCTCGGTTGTTGTCCACTTCTCACGTTTCCCTTCCTCGGGGTGTATCATGTCTGGCCAGTATCTAGTATACACCTCAGAGGTGAGTATATCCTTTATAGCCTTGAGCTGTTTCTCTGCTAATGAACTAGTTGCAGATATATATAGCAATGTCTTACTAGGATCACGGGTTATTAACCAAGCTGCCTTAACCGCAGCACAGTGACTCTTCTGGTGATCACGAGGTAATAGTAAGCACGTGTTATCTATCTCTCTTTCTTCACAGTCCATCCACCAGCTAAATACCTCCCTATGTATATCGCCGTATACCCTCTGGGGGTTGACTAGGTGGGCAAAAACAGCAAGGTTAGCTTCAGCTAATTCCCTTACCTCTTGCCTGTTGGTATCTTTAGGATCTAATCTCATATTATTGTATGTACTGTGATATTCTGGTTAAGTCTTCATCGTGGGCTGCCTTAGCTCTAGTGGCTAGTTTTAGCTCCCGCTCTTGTTTCTCTTTACTAGGTCTACCTACTTTCCTATCTATCCATCCCTTCTCAGCTAACCACTTAGCTGCTTGGTAGTTATCTTTGATTGTTGCCTCATCAATAACCCCCTTTATACCTTGAGACATCATATATATCTCTAACTCTTCTCTCCACTCATCTACATGCTTACGTATACTTGAGTTACCTAGACATCTCTTCCAATGTTGCCACGAGAAGAAGTACTGCTTGGCAAATGTATATTCTGTAGGGTCTTGACACTCTAGGTACAGTTGCTTAAGAGAGGGGAGTAATCTACCGTTCTCTAGTTTATGATCAAACTCTTTAAGGGTATACAGTGCTCTCTCATGGTCATGCTGTAACTCATAAAACAGTGCCTGGGTTAGGAATACACCGGTCTTAGGACACTTAAAACGTGAATCATTATTCATACGCTTACCTCTTAGTATGAGTTGGGTAAGGGGATCATATAGAGTATGTTATCTGAAAAAACATATCATCAGTAGCCCCACTGATATCTGAAACTTTGAGCGATGACCTATTACCTGCGTTATTAACATCATAAAAGAATATAGTTGTATCTGTCGTACTCGGATTTGTTACAGCAACTAGATGAGTCCCGCTGACCGTCACGCCGTTTGTCTGAACTGTACCCGTGGAGTAGTCAGTAGACGCAAATGAAAATGGTAGTCCCTGTATACAGATTGCGTTACCTGCCGTCATACCTGTTGTATCTATATTCTCTATCCTGCCAATAACCGTTACTAAATTACCTCTTTTAAACCATTTCTGGCTAGTCGCGTTAGCGTCAAAAGTACCTGTGTTTCCACCTGTATAGGCATCTGCTACAACAGGCGTCCAAGTACCTTCGCAATTGTAAACAACATCCGTCCCACCTGCGCCACCGTAGAGCGTACCCGTCGTGTTCCAAAAGTTGGTATCGGCGTCATCTAGCCCACAATCAGCATCGAGATCATATATATTGTCTGTACCATAATCCCTACAACCTGCAACTAATATTTTAGCGTTAGCACCTTTCACGACATAGCCGCCGGGAGCGGAAAAGAAACAACCTGTGACATTTAACTGAGTTGGTCTTGTTGTATCGCCCGTAACACCCGTTACATAGATAGCGCCCTCAGTTGTAGTCACCATACCGTGATCCTCAAACCATGTCCCTATCACATTTACCACGCTTTCACCCCTAATTCTTAGCGCCCAAGATAGAGTATCCTCAAGTCCTATACCACTCAGATTTAACCCAAAACAACCATTGACATCCATTCCTTCAGTGCAACGATACGCTCTACACGCATCGACATGTACTCCATTACTATTTGTTCCAAGTACATACCCCTTACCTATGCATTCCTCAACAAAGCAATCTCGAATCGTGTTAAACCAAGTGTTACCAGTAAGCTCTATGCCCGCCGTCAATGTTCTTACAACGCGAACTCTTTCAATCAAGAACCCGTTTATCGTTTCGTTTACTCGTATACCGTGAGTAGTGTAGTGCGTATAGTCGTACCAGTTTCCTGCACCAGTCCTCGTACCAACAATTTTAAGATCTGATATTTTACCCCTATTGTATCTAGTCAATCCTGCGCTATTTATGTCTATAGCTACACCCGTCAATGCTGTTGAGCATTGTAATGCGGTAGTCTCCATGCACTCACCTATAATAGTTACATCATTACCAGATGCTGTTATGGATGACGTTATTAGGTAATCCCCGCTAGGTATAAAAGTAGCAACATCGTTATCAACTCCATACGTGACTGCTGCTTGGATAGCCGCTGTATCATCCGCAACATAATCACCTACTGCACCCCATTGCTTAACATTCATAACCCCAGGAAATAGTCCTTTTGCCTGGTGAGTAGAGAGGTCTATATATTCCCCTCCATCTTCGGTCCCTGTCCCGGCTGCCACTATCTGGTAGGTATTACCCCCTCCATCTCCGACAGAGGTATACCCCGGTGTCCTGACTGTATCTCCTACCCGTAGAGTGGTATCCGCAATCATTTCCGACACGGTATTATGGTGCGAATCAATCTGATCAAAGTTAAATTTTGTTCGTGCCATTTTGCTTGCCTCTCTTATGTGCTTATATCAGAGTAGCGGATTTCTCCAATCTCAATGCTCATCATTACATCACCCACCGCTCCAAAATCCTTTACACTAACCATATCAGGAGCATAATTAGCATTTTGTACATTTCTACTTATCTCTGTCATAACTATTGCCCTTTATTAAACTTAATTGTGTTTGTGCCACTCTAACTACCCTAGTGTTATTGTACTATTGGAATCATCTGTATAAAACAGTACGTTAACACCGTTATATTGTATAACAGACCGCTTCTCTGAATTCGCTACACCATTGGATAGAGAGTTACCAACTGCTGCACCTCCAGCATTGAACCCACGATCCATGTAGTATCTACCTGCATTTCCCGTGAAATTATTTTCAAATTGCCCTTTTTTAAGGTCGCTTGTTGCGGTGTTTTGCACGTAATCGAGTCTGTTACCTGATATGTTGTAGGGCATATCTATAGAACTTGCTGTTCCTCCACCTGATGATGTCGCTATCAGGTACTGACACCCATATACATGATTGTTCGTGAAACTAACTTGCTTAAATGCATCTGTATCAGTTACGTTGCATGATAATACAGCCCACGTATCCATAGACGTACCAGATGTAAACGAAGAGCTACCATCGAACGGTTTTGCAAGGAAGGTATTACCTGTTATGTTTATAGCTGACGCTAACTCTCCATCGAATCTTATGTGTGTGTTGCAATTTCTAAACGTGTTACCATTGATGGTTATACCAGACATCTGACCGCCATCATCTATGCTGTATGAGCCGTCTGTAACGTCTGACCAGATGTACATCCCTAAATGCCTGTATGCACTTCCTGATGCAGCCTCCAAAAACGATACCGTGTTGCCAGTAACGCTTATGTTTTTCATGATCCTACCCGCTGATAAGTAATCAGATCTGCCCGCTAAGATTGATGTGAGACTGTCGGACGATATATTGATTCCGCCTGAAGCAGTTGGATTATTGTTTACATTAATAACGTTTGCTGAGACACTTACGTCTGATGCGGGTGCTGATATGTTTATACCTGCACCATGACCATTCACTTGGTTGCCGATAATTGTCTGGTTAAATCCTACTGTTTTGATCGCTGGCTTATTACAGACCGTATATTCATCGGTAGTAAATATATTGCTTGAGCATACATCATCTCTACCAGCAAAATAAACGGGATGTTCTGAGCAGTTAAAACAGTAGTTACCTTTGAATATTATACCCCTACCTGATCTTTTTACAGCACCACCAGTCCATCCACCAACCGTAGGCGTGTATGTACTGTCTTCTTCTGTGCCAATGTCGTATGTCGTAGCTGTCACCATCGCGTCATCTGTCCATTCAAACTCACAGTGTGTTACTAGACCACCATCAAGACCCGGAGTTACAATAGCATGTATTAACGCTCTACCTGTCGTCGCATGAGACTGAGCTACAAAATTGCAGCCGATAATCTTTGATCTGTAGTTTTTTGTAGTGTTGTAGTATGCTGCGTTTTCATAGTCATAACTCACGGGCGCTTGATACCAAATAGCCTGAGAATCGATATCATCAAATTCGCAACGAATGACTCTAGTGTTTTTTGTATTTTTAAACTCTATAGCGTGACGACCATCGCTCAATGCTGACCCATCAGTACTATGCCTACTATCTTCACCTACAAAACGAAAGCCTTTTATCTTGATGTTTTCAACTTGATCATTTATATCATTAGAGTCAGGTTTACCGACTAACAATATCGGAAATGATAGTGCATATGTTGATATATCACTAGATAGCCGCCTCAACTGTACCCCACTTTCAGCAACCAGGGTTATATTAGACGAGTCTATATTTAGTCCATATTTATCATTAGTTCCTTTGGTAACTGATACGCGATAATCACCACCACCACTTGTCATAGGGAATCTGACTACACCACCACCCGCAGCTTTAACAGCATCGATAGCTTTTTTAATATCCGTGCTGTCGTCCGTTACACCATCTCCTACAGCTCCAAAGTCTGTAACACTAACAC